TGTCAAGTTAGTAACTAAAGCTACGTTATCAGCAGCAACCGCACCAGCATTATCAACAGTAAACAGCGTAGTACCAACATCTAACCATGCGTTAGCAGATACACCTTCCGTAGAAATCGATCCAGTAGCTGAGATATCGTCCGCTGTCAAGTTAGTAACCAACGCAACGTTATCAGCAGCAACCGCACCTGCGTTATCGACTGTGAACAGAGAAGTGCCTACATCCAACCATGCGTTAGCCGATAAGCCTTCCGCAGAGATAGACTGTGTAGCTGACAGGTAATCAGTAACCATCGCATTCGTAGACTGAATGTTATCGCCAGCCGACACACCTCTGGTAACTTCCGCACCAGCACTTAGCCACAGACCGTCATCAATGTCAGTAGAACTCAGAACAGTCATACCACCAACGGTAAGGTTGTTATCGCACGAAATGTCAGCAATCTGATACGTAGACATCAGCAGAGAAGCAATCACTTTTGCTGCTGAAAAGGAACCAGTAAATCCAGCACTACCATACAGAATAAGATTACCGCTGATTAAGTGTGTAGCTGTCTCGCTACCAGCACTTAAAGCTCCATGCCAATGCTCTTGAAGATCGGTATTAATAAACACAGGACACGCAGAAACCGCACCCTTTGTGCAGGTCCACTGTGCAGCCAAGCGTCCTAATCCAGCCCTTCTGGGAGCACCGTAATGCGATACCCCACCACCACCAACATTGGTACCAGCGGGGAATATCGTAGTAGCTGTAATATCACCAGCAGACAACCTCACAGCATCGTAAAACCCTTTGGTCTGAATCCATCCACAGGTGTCAGTTTCGATGTTCTGAATTGCTACACCACCTATGTTACGGCTGTAGTAGCCAGTCCATCCACACTCACACTCATAAGCATGATCCACACTGTAGGTTCGCTCATTAGTACCATCCGGCCTCGCATGCAACTGAAAATTAGCAGAGTTCGCAAGAACAACAACTGCGCCAGCAGACAAAGTAGTAGCACCAGCATTATATACATAGCGATAATGATTAACGCCAGTATTGTCAGTTTTCATGTAAGTACCATAAGTCCCATAGTTCTTAGCCATTATTATTAACCCCCTCTCACCTTTTTAGGTTCTTTTTTAGGTTCTTTTATATCCTTCTTACGAATATGCCAAGTCTGGATTTGTTTTCCCAGAGTCTTGTACTTATTCTTTTTGTGTCCGATCTTCTTACCTTTACCACGCTCAGCATCCGCTCCGTGGTCCTCCAGATCAAACACCTGAAAGCAACTGAGGCAAATTCTGCCTTGAATATCACTGTTATCAGCCCATTCAAACTCAGCAGTTGACTCATTGCTACAACTAGGGCATTGAATTGCCATTTTACTTCCTCCTTACTTCTTCTTCTTCGTTACCACAGGCCCAACTACAGGCTTGTTAGTAGTCGTATCGACCAATGTGAGAGGTGTTTCCTCCATCAGCCTTGCGTTTTCAATCTGAAGGCTACGTATGGAACTCTCCAGATTTGCAATATGCTCTTCTAATCCCACAATTCTGGCATACATCTTGCCTATGATTTCAAAAAGCTTACTTTCCATGCATCCTCCATTAGATATTATAAGGGTACTGACCTACCGGCGAAGCTTTTCTGTTATCATACCAGTAGCCACTACCCCTTAAGTAATTCTGGTGCCTAGGAAACCATTGTATAATAGCACCAGACTTAGTAGCATCGTTTGTTTCGTAAGCCGCAATACTTATGACGTACGGCTCAGTTTCAAGATATGGTGTATACAGTCCTGAGTAGTTCATCACAGTCCCAGCCGTAGTCAGAATCCCTAGGTCATGCAGTTCATTACTCGCCGTCCATGTACCACCACCATCAGTAGAAGTAGACCAAGTAACTGCTCTAGTCAGTATATTAGACTGATTGTTAATTGCGTAGATCCTAAGGTTGTCTGTAGCCCTATCAATGGTGATTATCGGGTTATTCAAATCAGTAATATATGCACAAAAGTTGTTTGTGATGTTTGTACTCGTAGTCCAAACACCAGCAGCCGACCTCGTGTGGTACAGGATAGTCCCTGCGTTATTACTAACCACATGCACAACGTTACTAGAATCAACAACAGCACACACAGCTGCATACCCTGGCTCACCAGCAATGTTCCAGCCAGCAGTATTATCCTCGCTCTCACTCCACGTGCTGGTGCCGTCATCGTAGAAGTGCATGTACAAATTAGGCCACCCTGCACGTGCGTCTATGACAGACACGTCCTCGCTAGGATGAACAACGATTTCAGGACACCGTCCTAGTCTTCTACTACTAGCCATGAAGTTATGTACTGTCCATGTGCTGTCCCATGCAGTATTGCTCCACACCCTACCAACATTCGTAGCGTCAAAGATTCCATGGTTGCCACCAACAGCAACCCAGAACTTACCAGCCTCAGATATATCAATGCTGATTCGAATGTTAGCATCGACCTCGTTAACAGTAGATACTGATATCTCAGAACCAGCAGTAGCAGTAGAAGCTGTTATAGCTTTTCCCTTAACCCTATTCCCAGATCCAGTATCTTGATATATAATGTAAATAGTACCGTTATTCAGACACATAGCAGGATTGGCTCCACCAGTCTTCACTGTAAGAGAGTCCCAGTTCTCACCGTCTATTGAATGAAGCAGTACTATGTTTCCTCCAGTTTCATGAACGAACCAGACCTTATTTGCAGCTATACACGTGTGTCTTCCTGGCCCAGTTCCTCGCCTATTTGAATCGTTATATGAATCATCTGATTGGTGGACAAATTGCTTCTTGTCCCCAAAGTCTCTAAAGAACCAACTGTACCGGTTAGCCCCTAGCATATATATATTATCATCTGCGTTATAATACTCCGCTAAATGGCCGTGTTTAAATGAGTCAATAGTCGGAGTATACTGTGTGGATTGGTGCCAGTTTGCAGCACCTACAAAATACCAATTAGTTCCGTCATTAGGGGTTCTCCATATATGGAAAGCCCTATTGTTAGTTATACTACCAGATTGCTCAATATGCAATCCTATAATTAAATCCCCAGTACTGTCTGGGGCCAGTGTAAGTTTTGGTAATCTAGGATTATTCGTTGTTGCATGATACCCCAAATCTGCTGCTAACGTTGTAGTCAAATTGGAGAAACTACCATCATATTTAGAAAGCGTAATATCAGTAGTTCCTTCCTGAGCATAAGTAAAATAAGCGACACCGTTAGTGACATCTCCGACACTAGAATGCTGTGTAGCAACACTAGACGTAGTCCATTGTTTTGCGTTACTCCATGCTGCTCCATTCCACAGGAACGTATGGCATGGGTAATTGGCTCCAGGCCAACGCCAAGAGTGCACAGTAGCTAGTACTCCACCAGCATTAATTGGGGCAATATCCACGTTACTGTAATCGTGCCTATAATCAACAAGTGGGTCTAAACCAATTCCTGCATTTGTATATATATCAGCCCATGTCCAGTTTTGCCCAGTAGCATCATTTCCAGTCAGACGAGTGACACCCGCACCGTGTGCAAGCCAAACGTTTCCGCTAGAGTCAATACAAGAATTTGCCATTCTAGAGCTAGAAGAGCCACTGCACCCTATATTAGAATATATACTGGCGTTGTCAGTAACCGCCAAAGTAACACCGTCTACAACCTTAGTTCCTATATCATATAACTCTGCTCCAGCTCCTGGGGTAGTCCCATTATGAATTGTTGGAATGACAAAGTCACTATTACTGTCCACATGAACCGCTGGCACAGAACAGTCCTCAACAGTCCAAACATCATCAGCATCAAGAGTACTTAAAGACGAAGTCCACGTCCACGATAAGCCATCCTTTGACGTATATACCTTAGGAGCAGCAAGTACACCAGTAGCATTAACGTGCAAAAGCGCACAGCAATAATGAGAACCGTTCCACGCAATCGCTGGGTTGCCAGTTCCCTCGTTCAACGTAGAATGCTGTGTAACAGCTAACGCACCAGGACAGTGCGCCGTGTCTGCTATTTGACCGTGTCTATATCCTGTTCTTGCCATATTATGCCCACTGAAACGCTAATTCTCCGACCTCAGCCCAATGTCCTGCAATAGCACTCAGCTTTATTATGACAGTAAACCAAGCATCGGCAGTCCACGTCCCCCCTCCAGGGCTTGTCTGTGTACCAGTAGTCCAGCTAGTGTTAGCCCAGCCTTGCCCACCGTTTACCCAGACAGTATCAGCAGTATCATAAATGTAAACATCTACTTTACAATTAGTATTTGTGCCATGGGAAGTTCTATAGGCCAATGTTAAAGCATTAGTGGCATCCCATGTATTGGAGTACTGAAGTCTTATGACTATGTCGTAGTCCTGAATAGCCGCAGCACCCCCAGCCCAGTGGTAATACGTCTGCCAGTTAGTAGAATCAAAGCCAGTAGTTAACGTGCCAGTATTCGCCCCACCGTCAGCCCTCAGCACAGCACCAGCGTACTCTGGAGTATAGTTGTTAGCCCCTCCAGCACCAGCCCAGCTAGAGGAGTTAGCCTCAACATGCGTATACACATTAGCACCAGACCACGCACAGCACGCATTTGCATACACGTCCATCTCCATAGTGGAGAGCATCGAACAAAACTCAGTGTAGTAGTTGGTATCATACTCCTCAGGAGTTCTCCACCCATATCTTGGTGTTAAATAAGGGCTTGCTGTTGCCATTTAATCATCCCATGTAGTAGTTACCACACTCGTAGGGTCCCATACTGCATCTCCCACAGCGGTTTCATCCCACGCAGATATCTGCAAGACAGTAGAATCTGGGTCCCAAGCAGATGCCGTTGTGTCACTTATTGGGTCATGTGGACTGCACCATGTTTTGCAGTGTACTCCATGCCCAAATCCTAGGCCATTCCAAGGTGGGTTCGTGCTTATTGCACGCCCGAAGACCTCTCTTCCAAACCCTGTATCCATACATCCATGGATGTCCCAACCAGAAATCTGTCCTAGTGTGGTTTCATCCCACGCAGACAGTTGTAAAACTGTCGAATCAAAGTCCCATTTGGCAGTTCCTACTGCTGTATGGTCCCAAGCGGATGCTGTTGTGTCACTTACTGAGTCCCATTTGGAAGCTCCTACTGCCGTAGGGTCCCAAGCGGATGCTGTTGTGTCACTTACTGAGTCCCAAGGCGGCCATTCCGCCAGGGTTATTGTCAATATATTAAGGCTTGTCGTAGCTGCAAGCTGAGCATATTCAATTCCAGCTCCAAGATATAACAAACGAAACGCTATATAGTTATCTTTTTCCCACCCTGACCTGTTTACGATTGCCTGTATATAACTAGCCAGATCAGGAGAGGTAGCCATAGTTCCGGCCACCAAGCCAGTAAATTCTTCAGTAGTATCTGTCCAAGTCCTATCGGTAATATCACTAGTAGTACTTGTAAATTCTGCCGCATCATCGGTGGCTTCAATATATATTCTTAATTCAGGAGTAGCACCCAGAAAGATTGGTGCTATTTGTAAATATGCTGAATTGATTGTACGATACCGCTCAACCGGTAGCTGAAACGATATTCCCGTAGCGTAATACCTAGACGTTGGAAATCCAGCGAGGGTACCAGCTAGGTTTAACGCAGCATTCGGGTACATTGTCCCGTTATTGGTTAACTCATAGGCATTCCTCGAACCACCTGAATAACGTGTGTATGTAACTGGAAGGTTGGTATCGTTTTCGTAAGGCATTACTCACTGTCAGTATCTCTACCACCCTCAGGCAGAAAGACACGCTTCATCATGTCAGGATCGTAGTCGCTCCAATGTTTAAATCTTATAGACTTATTATCTGTAACTTCTCTATCCTTCTCCCTGCGAAGCATAATCTCCTTCGCTTTGTTGTATGCTGTTTCCCACTTCCGTAGGTTATTCATATCATTTAGCCACAAACATCCACGAACGCACGTACCATAAACAATGGCCTCATAATGGTGTATGGACATATAATCTTCATCGTCATCTGCAGTCAAAGATGGTGCTTTAGAGTAGTATCTAATCTTCAACTTACCACTATCAGCTGTACAGGTGTTATTTGGGGTGGGGTGTACTTCAACCTCCCTACCATATATCACATAGTATTCTGGCACTCCAGAAGCAACACACGTAGTCTCAGTTAGTCCCGCCATCTCGTCAAACGTGCCAGGACTGACTCTGCCTAGCTTCTTCCCTATATTACCAGCCTCATAGTAGAACAGTGTGAGGTGGTCCATATAGTCAGAAGACAATGCATACCTATTCTGTCCAGCAGAAACGTTAGTAGTTGCCTCTTTGTACAAATAATGAAAATTATACGTAAGAGCCAAATCCTGACGTGCGTCTTGAATCCAGTTGTTAATGTCAGCATTCAAGTCCGTACGGTCAAGATAATTAGCTATACGGCTCCGCATCGTAGATGCATCCATATACTACACCTCTCTAAAACAAGGGCCTCATAAGAGGGCATGAGGCCCACCTTATCAATTACGGTAGGTTCAAATAAACCCACGTCCACGCACACCCGTCCGAACCCCAAGATTCCGCTGCTCCAGCAGTACTCAAGCATATTCCGATTCCAGCAGACATTGCATCTTCTGAAGTCGCAGCCTTCATAATCCTGCCAACACCACTAACACCACTTGAACTACAGGGAATCACAGGATGTCCTTGCGTCACAAGTAGCTGCGAGCTTATCATTGCTGGGCCTTTAAACTGCACCCAACCAGTTGGCAGTCCAGTATGAGTAGTGTTGCAGTAGGCTGGAATAGTCTCATCGGCAACACCAAAGACAATAGATGAAGCTGCAAAACTAGTTGCACCAGCACTCAAGGGCCGTACTAGGTTGTAGTCACCGCTCATGGTAGGATTGTTCACTAGGTTATAGGTAGAATCGTAGCAAAGCTCAACGAGAGTGTGAGCACTGATTCGATCACCAGCATTCGACACTTTCCGATACCACTTTACACCTGTGTTATCCACCTTAAACAGTGGTCCTAAATGCTTACTCATGTGTTACACCTCCTAGGAGACTATACTAAGCCTAGTCTCAGGCAACTTCTCGTTGGAGTGAGATTTCATCATACTCAGGTCACCATCTATTAAACCACCTAAATACGCTAAATCTTCTTTATTCATTGATTTTCTCCTCGTCGGAGTCTTTCTCTTCGGCAGGCTCGCTGTCTTCTGCTGTACCTGAAGACCCACGAATCATGTCGCATTCGCCGCTCTTCCTATGCTGAGCGACCTCAAACCCAGACTCAAATCCATCCATTCCGCAACGGATACACTTGAATCTACGTTTCTCCTCTGATGGTCCAGCACCCATAGATCCAGTCACCACGTCAACTCCCTTAGCTCCAGCAATATCACCAGCCTCTATCGAGGTGACCTTACTGCCAAAAGCTGAGGAGTTTTTGATGAACTCTATTTCCTCTGGATCATTAGTCTCGTAACGACCTTCAGTAAATTGGATGTGCCTGCCCTCGTGGACAGTCACGCCCATTACTGGGTCTTTGCTAACCCATTTAGGTTTCATTACGAGTCTTAATTCTCTTATCTTACTTAAGAAAACCATGTGTTTTCCTCCTCGTTAAATACGAAGGAAAGCACTGTCCAATTATTGTACAGTGCTTTTTTAAAGGGCGGTTATTTCCCACCGCCCAAGGGATCTAGATTGCGTCTAGTTAGTTCTGTCAAGGTCTAGGATTTCGCCTAGATAAATAGGAATTATCTACGCTTTAGTGAATGCAAAAAACGTAATAATTTCAACTACTTATCCCGTGACTCCATACAAATACCCGTGCTTTCTCTCTTGACGATACTCCAGTCCGACCTCTGCAATGTACGCATCCTTCAGGAAATCATCACCTGGGTGCTGAATTTCCATATGGAATTTAACGTCCCTATTCTGCAGATAACGGTAACGGACCTCCTCAAGTTCGACAGCAATACCATACCCACCGTAGGTAGCACCTTCCAACATGACGTTGTTAACTAAGTTAACGGTTCCATGTGGGGAGAGGTACTGTGAAACGGCGATACCATAGGTCTTGTCCTTAGGAACCATCTGGAGTTTACCAATCTCTGTTGTTATCTCTAATTACTTAGAGTATCGGACTATATCTTCGTCCTTGCAGGACGCTTGGCGTATAGTCTCTACGGATAAAGGACTCTTGCCCTTCTGCTTCTTAAGAATGTTATAAAGCTTCACATAATCCTCGAAGTACCCCTCTGGAAGGCCATATTGCCTTACTATTCCAGGGTTCAAGTCATCATGCTTATTAAGAAACTTCATAACTTCTTCAGCAGAGCGCTTCTTGGATGTTAGATCGTTCACTAATACTGGAAGAAGCTTTCTCAACTCAGACTTCTTATGGATTCTGATTTCCCACATAGGTCTCTTGATTCTCTTATGTGGAGTATACACATCCTTAAATTCCACATTCAAATCACTCAGAATCCTTCCACATTTATCCAACATCAACCTGGAAGTGTTTATTATAACTACCTTCAAGTCAAAATGATAGCGTCCGTTTGGCCTATCCTTTGACTTCTTCCATGGTTTAGAAGCAAAAATACACCCCTCACCATCAATGACCCCAGCTAAGTAGCCTATATCATTGGTATTCATAGCATTATCCTTTCTTTCCTCGGTATTGCCCCTTTCGGGGTTTCACCGATATGGCCAAGTTTATTACCGCTTAGTTGCCTAAGCGGAGGCCATTGGTAAAATAGCCCAATGACTGATGACAGAGTTCACCAACGGTGCACAGAACAAGTATCTGGACTTCGATCCATACCTAAAGACCGACCTTAGGAATGTTTCAAATTCAGACTCAGTAAGTGTTCCACCAGCATCGGTTGCATTAGTAGAGATGAAGAACAACGCTCCACCTGTAACTCGACGAGCATGAACAACGCCTGTGTCTTTCGATCCAGAATCCTCAAACCTATCACCATAAAGGAATGATCTCTCGAAATCTCGCATAAGCTCGATTCCTTTCTTCTTCCTCTGGTAATCTCTATCGTTACCCCCGTACAGCTCACTATTGGCCAGTGATTGTGTGATCTCAACGGATTTCCTATAGATCTGAGTGTAGTTGTACACACGCTCAGTCCTAGTAGACTTCGTCAGAAGCTCTGTGTTAGCAGAACCTTCCTGGAAGGCAGAACCGATAATGACCACAGGCTCATTCGCAACAACAGCTGCGGGAGCCGACTCACCGTATCCACGGACAACAGTAATAGAAGTACCGGACGTATCATGATCAGTCACCAACATAACCTCACCAGTACGAGGAACCTTAAGCATATCGTACATATTAACGTACCGTCTCTGAGCTGCTGTAAGAGTAATAGCAGTCTGGGACGCTGGATGTGCTCCAGGCAGCGTAATCCAAGTTGGATTTAGCTCATCCTCGATCCACTGGAAGGTGGTGTTGACCGTTGAACTCTTGTTGAGCTTACTCACAAACACATACAACGGAGCAGCCTCCATTAATGTTAACTTTATGTCGCCATAAAGATCAGACTATATCATCAAACCCAATATGCGGTTTGCCCTACGCTTAGTCGTTGAGGGTTCAACTTGTGGCTTCTTTAGAGCTTTAAGCTCTTCAATTAGCCTAATAAGTGTTTCATCTTGTTCAAGAGGTTTATAATTAGGATTATATTTAGCTCTAAATCCTCCATAACCTACTGATTCCCTGTAGGTTATAATCTCTAACATCTTATCGGCTTGCTGTATCTTAGTTATTAAGTATGGGTATACCGCATTAATTAACTTTCGGCAGTTACCCTTACCTTGCGTTTTTATGTCAATAACCCAGTATCTACTATTAGACTTCTTATAGGTTCTATATGAAAAGCCTACTCTTAATCCTGAATAAATACGGCTTATTTCACGTATCATAAAAACGTCAGTATTGCCTACTTTAATACGACAATACATCATCTTAGTAGGTAGCCTGGCTTTATCTTTTCTATATTGATTTGTCCAACCAACCTCCAAACTTCCCTCTCCATCTAAAATACCTGCAAGCCATGCAAGCTGTTCCCTGCTGATTGTCTCCACCATTTTCTATTCCTCCTTGGGGAAATGGATACTGAGAGTTTCCAGCATTGAATAGGGTTTAAAGAACCCTAAGGCTGTTTTAAGGCTCCAAAAGATAGATCGTGTCAGATATATCCAAAACGCGTCTCGTCTGAAGGATATTCTGAGTCCCACGATGACCTTGAGTGGTTTCGATCATAGTCATATTAATCCCCATATCGCTATGAGGTATGGACCATACCTTTTATTTCAGTCTCACGTCTGGCCTCTGAGGATTCTAGAGATTTATCGTTATTCAATTCAAATAACTTATTGGCTATAGTATGCTCTTCTTCTGTGATAGGAGCATGTGAGTGTTTGCTCAATCTTAGAAGAATGTATTCATTGAGAATTTCTAGTCTAGCTTTTCTGCACCTAAAATACCTGAGGAATATATCAAGAAACCTCTTCACTCTTTTCAATCCGCCTACTTCCAATCTGTAGTACGGTTTTCCAGACTTAGGTAATTGCGTATAAAAATACGTTGCAATCCCTAAATAGGATAAAATTCTTTTACATTCCCTAATCATTATTAGATTAGTATTTGTTATCTGTATTCTAGGCCAGTATGCTTTTTTCAACTTACCATATTTTTGTTTCTTTAGCAAGCTGAAACACCCTTCTCCTTCTATAATACCTACTAACCAATTTATATCTTCTAGCCTTTCCTGCTGATTGTCTCCAACTGAGGATTTTTGCATTGGTAGCACCTCCAGTATTCTGAGAGTTCCCAGACATATAGTGAGATTTTAAATGGCCACTTTTACATAACCATATTCTAGACACACCTCCTACACGACGAATTTGTGAAGTATCCGCCCTACCTCCTAGCCTTAGAACGGTTCTTTCCCCGCTTCGACGCTTTAGAGGACTTTTTACCTTTCTTGTCCTTCCTTCGTACCTGTAGAATGTTTTGGGTGCTTCTAGCACCCTCGATCATTGTTACCATGTACAACGCCTCCAAAACTAGGAGATATTACAGTTCTCCTTTTATTGGTTTTGCAAACTTATCAAGCTGCAAAAGGTCCATAGCGTTAGCATCGCCTTCGTTAGTTTCCCCACCTAGAGTAGCACCAAGGATTGTTTGCCAGATCTGTTCGTCCTCTGACAGCTCCTTCTGCGTCTTGGGGTTCAACCTTGTCTGTGTACTAACTGGTCCTGTGGACCCTCCCGTACCCGACGCTGTCTGTTTTGCCGCACGAGTCTTCTCATCTGCAGCACGCTTGTTGATCTTAGAGATTTCTCTACCAATCACAACAATGGCTTTCTTGAGATCGTCGTATCCCTCAGGCTTCATTTTGCCCTTGAGAGAGTTCAGCTGCTTCACTTTGCGATCCTTAGCCATCTCATACACAGTTTCAATGGCTCCAGGCTGCTCATTGAGATAAGGGTGTTCCTCGATGACTCTCATCATGTCTTCCCTATAATCATCAAAATCCTCAGTCTGGCCTCTAAACGAGTTGAACTCATTGGCCAGCATTTGCTGCTTCTGAACCTCAGCGATTTGACTCTGAGTAGAAGTATTCACCTGCTGTGCCATATTCTTGCCAAACTCGGTGAGCATGTGCTGACCCATATTGAGATACCTTTGGTCCATCCACGCTTGATAGGCTTCAGGCTCCTCTATTGGGTCTGGCCTAGTGGCCATCTCTGCTGCATACAGAGTTGGATCTGGTTGCCCGTATTCGGGAACCATTTGCTGCGGAGTCGCTTGTGGTTGTGTTGGAGTAGTCTGCCTAGGCGTAGTCTGCGCTCGTTGCTGAGCACGCCACGCCTTTTGTAACCTCTCAATCTCCTTTTCCCTCTTGGTGAGGCGAGATTGCATCTCCTCCCAACCATCAGTCATTTTCTCAAGGGTTGCAGCAAAATCCTCATCACGAAACTTCGCAGGTACTTTCTCCATAAGTTCCGCAAGTGAGTCTTCCGTTGGGGGCTTCGCTTCAGTATCCCCTTCGGACTCTGGAGGTGTCGTGTCCTTCTTTTCGTCCTCATCGTCCTTCTCTTCAAGATCAGGCTCAACAAGGTCGTCTTCCTCAGGACTTGGAATTGTAGCTAGCTCTTCGCTAAAGAACTTCTTGAGTTCGTCTTCCGACAGTTCCAAGGGTTCATCTTTCTTAGTACCCTTAGTTTGTCCTTTCTTTTCGGTAGCCATATATTATGCCTCCTTTTGTTTGATTGCTTTCAAAAAGCGGCTAGCTTCTGTTCCTAGCTTTCGCTTTCTTCACTAATCCGATTTCTGTTTTATAGTCTTTAGAAATCTACTAGCACGATTACCAGCTTTAGCTTTCTCTTCTAAAAACTTCAACAGCTCTCGAATTACCCGCCTCTCACGCTGGATGGCTAGGAGGTCATCCGGCTCAGCGGTATCAATTCTGTCGTCGTTCATCTTTGGCTCAAGGAAGTCCCTCTTAATGAGTTTCCAGAACTCACTATTTAAGCCATCAACGACAGTCATGCCCTCTAATAGTTCTTTCTCTGCTCTCTCTATCTGTTTCCCAGTACGGGCTTTATCTGACATCCTTTCTCGTTCCCATAAGTCCCTAATAGTATATTCAGCCATTTTTAACTCCTATATTATTATCCGCCACTCTCGTGCGCCCACCACTCCTTCTGCGAACGATACGGAGCTAACTGTCTTTGAATTGCCTGAAGTCCTGCAGGTAGTCCCTGTGATGGAGCATGCCAACCCCTACCTGTCATAACACCTTTTATGTAATCCATCGTTCCTGGTCCACCATACTTACGGCCTTGCACTCCATAAGTCCTACTCCAACCAGTTGCCTTAGAACCCCTCATGTATACTGGCTGTCCTCGTTCGTCGTAGCCTATAAAATGAGTCTGCATCTCAGGCTGCGGTGTAGGTTGTGGTTGCGGCTGTGGTTGTGGCTGTGGTGTAGGTTGTATCGGGTCTTGTCCATGAGGATACTCTGCAAACTTAGGCAGCGGTGCGATCCTAGTCAATCCCTGACCAAGCTTTGGCTGCCAACTATACTGCCTCCAATTTACGCCTCCGCCACGAAGGTTGTCGTAGAAACCTCCTCCTGCTGGTGGCCTAAATCCACCCCAAGGTGGCCTAGGGGTGTAGCCTAGCCCTGGTCGCCTCGCTCCTCCTGATCCCCAGTGTGGAGGTCGGTATCCCATCCTACCACTATCCTGTCCCATCGATGATTGTCGCCAATCACTACCAGTCGATGGCCGCTTATATCCGCCAGTCTGTTGTTTTTGCCAACCAGTATTACCGGTTGCTTTTTGCATACCCATCTAAAGTTCACTCCTTAAGTTTGTCCGGTTTGCACCTGATACGGTTGGTGTTGTCGAAACAACTGCATCGGTGGCTGTTGTTTAATAGGTGCAGGTTGTGGCTGTCTTAGCTGATCATTTGGCTGTGGTGATATAGGTGGTTGTGGTGATATCGGTGGCTGTTCTGAAGGCTGTTGCTGGCCTTGCAATAGCCGTGATATCCCAACACCAAACATAGGCACATAGCTAGGATCTCTCCACCCAGCACGGTGTATCGCTACAGGTGCCTTTGCACCAAACGGCATGGGTCTAGGAATCCATCCTCCTGGGTACCTACTAGGTGGCATGAGTGTGTTGCCTACTCCAATTACGTCATTACTAGGTTGTCCTATGTCACCAAGCCCCTGCTGTGGTGGCACATGATCCCACCCAAAACCACGTCCGTACTGCCAAGGCATCGGTCTAGGCATGTAGCCCAATCCAAAATCTCTACCAAACCCACGTCCATAAGGCCAAGGTGTAGCTTGTCTACCCATTACATCATTCCTCCTTCAGCTGGCATCGGCCCTCCTGGAGATCCCATTGGTCCTCCTCCAGTTGTAGCCCCTGCTGCCATCATGTCGCCTGCCATCATGCCCCCAGGTGGAGGCGGTCCTCCAGGCGGTGCTCCGGCTTGCTCAGGAGGTGGCTGATCAGGCTGTAGTTTGAGTAGCTTAGGCACATTCTTCATATCTAATGAATTCAGCACCATTCTCCTCAACTCTACCTGTTCGATGTATGGATCTCCGTTAAACATCTCAAACGCCTGCATAATCTGTTGTGCACGCAGCTCCTTAACAGCGGTAGTCGATGACCCCATAGGCTGGAAATTGTAACATCTTAGTATTTCATTAGGATTCTGCTGATAGAAACTCTTTCCTTTCAGCCTAACAAACTCTTCTAAACCAACGATCTGTGCGAATCTTTGAGGTGGCATAAACAGGTATGTCATCCACACAAACACCTTAGCCATCCTACGCACAGTACCAAACTCAATACCCTTAACGACAGAGTCGAAACGGGCATTGGCAGCCTGCTGCAGTCTGATGATCCCTGTTGCTGTCTCCCTCTGTGTTGGAGGCGCACCACGGGAGTACTCATACTCCGACGTAGCAAGCTCTATATCTCTCTTGATGGTATCCTCTTCCTTGTACGCTGACTGCGTGACATCTGGTGTCTCCAGCGGCTCCAAGCCAGCGATGTCACCACACTGTATAACGTTACCAGGATACGACAGTAAGTTGTCATAATCTATATCAGCTATCTTACTAGCCTTCCACATACGGTTTATCACTAGGTTGACGTTGTCCATCCTCTGGTTCCTAGTGGTATTCAATTCCTCCTGCAGCGTCTCAATCATCTCTGGAATCCCTATCCCAAACAGCTCGTGTGGGACAGGAGAGTATTTGCACTGGATAAACGGCAGGATTCCGTACGGATTAGGCACTCTTTTCAGCTTGACCTTACGGCCAGCAACTACGATAATCTCATCTCTATCGTAGAACTCAAGTACCTCAATTATCTTCTTATCAGGGTCTAGCCCATAATCTTCAAGTATTCCAATGCTTGACAACCGATCCTTCTTCTTCTGGTCGATTGTCAGGTTGTTCTCCATATAATGCTCTAGCCTGTCTACCTGACTCTTGTTGTAGATCCCCTGTTCAGCTTTAGTTTTCAGGTCACTCAGATCTATGAACTTCCTGATGATCAGGTGATTCATCTGACTCAGGGAGATTGCTCGCTGATCTGGGTAGACATTAAACAGGTCTATAGGCTCTAAATCTATATAGTCAAAAGTCATGGCCTCGTCGTCTTTAAACTTAGGCCGTATCATTGCAAAAGAAGTACCATACACAGCTGCCTCTTTGAAGAAGGTCTGTAGCCTAAAGTACAGCTCTAAGCCCTCCTCGTCAAAAAGGTAGTCTAATACCCTTTCGAGCAGCACGGCCATCCCTCTGTCTCCGCCCTCTCTGACGCTGACGGACACGATAGGTTTGGTATTAAAGATAACACCCAGCATCTTAGGAACTACAGCTTCCACCAACGCAAAGGTATATGGCACGAATATGTTGGACTTCAACGGGAAGTCATTCTTCTCCCTATAACTACGGTACAGCTTATAGTAGTTCTCCCATCTGTCCTCGTGGGCCTCACGCCACCTATCGGACAGCTTATACTGATCTACCACATAGTCAACTGTGCTTCTACTTTTAGGAACGTCCGCCATTTAAAACCCTCCAATGTCTGATTCTATGACAATTAGAACAGACTAATATGCCTTTATCTAATTCTTTAATGCGTTTTTCAGTAGGTCTATAAGATACCATATAAGACAGCTGAAACTCCTTTTCTTCAGGATCTAAATGGTGGAAGTCAAATATACAATATGGGCCTTCTATCCCATAATCAGGACATCTAAGTCCAAATCTATCCTTAACAATTTCCCTCCACTGCTTCCTATACTCAGTTACAAGCTCTAACTTACGCCTATTCCACACTTCATGCATCTCTTCCTTATTCTGCCAATAGTACTCCCTTGCAGCCGATTTAGTACATTCTTTACAACTACTACAAAGCCTATCATATGCTGCTTTATCAGAATAAAAAGAGGATATGGGCTTTACCTTATGACATAAAGTGCATTTCTTCTCTGTTTTTTCACTAGCTCTCTTCTTTTGCCAAGCATGATAACAACCTATATTACAAAATCTGCCACGATTACCAGAAGCTACTCTGCTTCTAGATAAAACAACTTCAAATTCTTTATTACAAAACTCACATATCTTTTTGAGTTTCATTTACACCACCCTCCCTAACAAGGTGGTTGGGGTGGTTAGGGCACCCCAGAAACTCCAGTTGATCAGACCGAAGCCACCTCTCCTTACTTCCTCTTTTTCCTTGGACCATGCCCTTTCTCGCCCTTGCGGGGGAACGAACGGTTTTGACTCCTAGGCTGTATCTTCGTAGCTCTAGGATTCTTGAGGCTACCTATGTGAGCAACATCTTTGGTACTACCTTTACTAACACGCCCCTGCCGCACGGCTAACCTACGGGCCTTATTACGAAGAGCACGTCTTTTCTTCTCACGTTCCTTCTTGTGAAAAAGCGTATATTCACGACCATAGTTCCTAGCCATCTAGTCTCCTTAGAATCCAGTACTCTCGTACAAAGGTTTGTATTTAGGTACTCTCTTCTTCATGGTATTAGGGATTTGCCACCTAGGGTTTGTCATAAGGACGTACCTAAGAGCATCCAACAAGTGATCATCCTTCTTCAGAGGACGCTCCTTGAGATTGTACCTATCTTTCTTCACGTAATCGTCCCATATATAATGTCTGAACTGGTGAATCATCTCCCTGCAGTGCTCCATAACATAAATGTTAGGCTTCTTATTGCTGTAATTAAGGTACTCCCTAACCTTACTGATGCCAGCAATTACATCTTTATGTGCATCTACACAGAAGAAACCGTGGCCAAGGCCAAGCTCCTCCTTGTAGTTCTTTCCAGATATCATGTCAGGAGTCTTGGCAGACGTATCAATAACAGAATAGGCTGGATTTAGTTTTATTCCCTTCCTCCTAGCCATAGGGTTTACGAAGCCCAGCTTCATCCTCATCTTAGCTGCCAAGTCCTTAATCAAACAGCTCTCAAATATCTCATCAAATATAAATATATCATGATCCCTATTAATAGCACAGAACACCACCGCATGTGGAGTCCTATCATGTGGATCGATCCCAAGTACGATAGTCCAATCATCAGGGATCTTGAAATAGGGGACAACATGGAGCTTAGTATCAAACTCCTTATAAATCAGTCCAGACTTAGGGATAAACCGGCCCTCAAGCCGCACTTCCCTCTCATCTGGATGCATTGTATCTTCAATTATCTTTATCTCATCTCTGTTCAGATGCGGGTTGTCATATATTGTAGCAACTTCATAGTACACGTGATCAGGGTTACCAGCCTCATAGACCTCATCATACACCCACGTAAGGCCCTTAATAGGGGTCATCGTGAGCATCATAGATCCACCGATATCAACTGTACGCATCATGTTTTCGTCATATAATGCCTTATAAGTAGGCTCTTCATCCATCCAGATTAGGTGTCTGGACACACCTCCGTACTTAGCCACGTCCTGATCGTAGGAGTTTCCAGTAGCCAATACTCTACCATTTCTCCTAGAAACTAAAGTATGATTAGGAGTATTCACACAGTACACCTTGCCTTCATAGTGAATAGGCTTTCTTGCATCAGAACCCTTTGTATGATTACAGTGCACTAAATGGGTCTTATTTCTTTTCAAAAACCTCAATCTATAACAGCCACAGTCTGGAAGACAATAAATAGAGCTATTAATTCCAAGTCTTAGTAACACTTCCTGCAAATCGTCTATTAATCTTTTTGATTTAGAAGTGTAATTCTTTTGTGAGTATCCACTTTCGTGCGTATAGTCCGATCCATCTCCTAACATCAAAAAATCAACAAATATCTGTAAGTATTCTTTATTTAAGTTCTTAATCTCTGAAGGTATGTATTTATCCCCAGATAATCCAAACTTTTGTAAATATCTAACGAGATCTGAATTAAAGATAAATAATGATTTCTTATTTTCTTTACCATTAAAGAGAGGGAACTTTTTTAACGCCTCTCTCATTGTATCCCTTTTGGGGCCAGGATACTGTGAAATAGAAACCGTCCCCCTACGAGCGTGCCCCTCACTCAAATACATTCCCATAAAAGCACACCAATCTTCCATAGGAATCGCTAACGGTTTTGTTAAAGGCAAAACAAAATAATCAGTGTCTTCTCCATTCCACCCAAAAGACATCGGTGCTTTATCTTTTTTAGCTAAGCAAACAACAGGCTTCAAAGTCAAAGTAGATTTATCTTTTTTACTCTCCTTACTAACCAACATATTATGTGTTGGAGTAACCACACAATCTACCGCCTGAGTTTTTATATGAATCATGTGTCCTTTAAAATCATATGAATAGTAAGCTGTAGGTTTCTGCCACTCAAGATCGCCAGTTTGCAAATTAACAGTCATCACTTCTTCATTTCTATTTAGATCTTTGAATAACTTCCACCCTTCATCGGTAAGTACCTCTGTATCCTCTGAAAGACAAAGCATCTCGATCTTACTCCCATTCTCCAGCTCTAACACACGGTCTTCAGCATGCCAATGATATGAGCCTTCGGGCAGCCATTTCTGGAACTCTGGAAGGATAATCTTCTTAATACCATTAATAAAGTCCGTACAACAAACCCTTGCACGGATAGGAGGTTCGGGGATGTCATCCCTGTAACGATGCATCCCCAAGCACCACCACAGAGTCTCAACTGCACCGAATGTCGTCTTCCCGCTTCTATTACCTCCGAAGTATGCACGGATCTTACGATCATTCTTGTGCAACCTCTTCTGTATAGTATGGGGAACATACTGTATAAGCTTCCAGTACCTCTTTCCCAAATCAGCAGGTTGATACATTAAGCTTCTCCTTCGTCTGTGTTGAGTCGATTAAGCATCCTTAGCAATTCGGCAGGAAAGTCATCGTCAGTAATCTGAATCTTTTCCTTCTTACCCATGCCAGGGATTCGATCCAACAAATCACGCAATGCCTCGAACTGTACTCTGGCGTTATATCCAGAGGCTTTGCTTTTGCCCAATGCTAAATCCAGCATTTCCTTTAAGAGATCAGGGAGATTCTCCATCAACTTCCGACCTTGTGCCAGTCGAAGTTCCTCTATCTTCTGCCGAATTCGTGGCCTCTTAGAAAGCTGGTGACCCATAGAACTTGCGTTAACCCTGCTTCCAGGGTTATAGCCAGCTTCAATAACCGCATCTGTCTTAGGGTACCCCTCTGCCACCATCTGGGCAAACTTCATTTCTTTATTTGAAAGATGCTTTTTATCGCTCATTATTTCTTCCTACGTGTCCGAGTAGGTAGCTTTTTACCCCGTGACTCAGTCAGGTGTCTCTTTAGAGTAGCTCTGGACATACCAGTACGCCCCTTCTGACCAGCCCGTTTTCGTCTCAATTCAGCACCGAATAACCTCTGCTGCTGACGAGAGACGATAGGGGTGTGCTTCCTACCTGTTTTACGGCAACGCTTAGTCGTCATTACGAACCCCCCAATCACACACCAGGACCAATACTAGTACTAACATTCATGACGTATTGACACACTTTACCAATTGGATTGCAAGGGTTACCGTTAACGCTGGTTTCAGCGTGAACATCTCCACCCGCAGCCACGTGCGTCTGATCAGTAATAGAACTAGTAGCGGAACACAGCCAGAACATAGCCTTGTCGATATTGGTGTTCAAGAACCAACTCTCAACGGCATCCCAACAGGAAACGCAAAACACGTATCCACCAGGAGCCGCACCGGACATAGCACTACCAACATAGTGGTTGTCGCTCCAGCTGGCGGTGTCCATTCCACAACCTGGACAATAATCTGC